TGCAATATACCAGGCAAATCGGAATCTTGTCGGTAGGTAAATCAGGTTCTTCAGGAGAACTATCCTCTTCGCCTTCTATCCATTCAGGCAATTGCGTGGTGGGATTTAATACTAACAAATCAATCCTTGGATTAGCGCTCGGCAAATCTATTTCTGGGCTTGGGCCTCCGGCAAAGTCAATGCGCGTCAACCCCTGGTAAACCTGCTGATAGTATTCCGAAAGCAGGCCGCCTTCAACTGCCACATTAAGCCCGCAAATCGCCTCTACCTGGTCAAAGATATAATCTGTATCGGCATCAAGGACTGTAAAGCCCCATTCAATAATATCGCTCAAGTCAGCATCAGTTCCGTTATTGCTGTCAGGAGTAGTCAAATCAAGTGTATCCTGCTGCCAGGTATTGATATTTGCATTCGTAGTAATATTCCAGTAGCTTTCATTGCCATCGCCATCCTTGACATAGAGTTGTATTTCAGAAGATTCCTCGGAGCAACGCTCCCAGAATTTTATTTCCTTGAATGCGCTTAAATTCAATCCCTGCATCCTGGATAATTTCCTATCGTTTGTCGCATCGATTTCCGCCAGCAGGGCATAGCTTCCTTCGTGCTTTGTGGTGGTCTTGGATACGGTAACACCTGCTCCCGACCATTCTGCCTGCGCCGCGCCATCGGTGGCATATTCAAATTCATCCAGAACCATCGATGCCCTAGGCCGCAGGGGCATAAGGTCGCACTGGAACAGGGCCCGCAGGTTATTGCGCAGGTTCGCCAATGACATTGACTGTTGGGGTTGATTCGGGTCAAAAATACATTTTGGCAGCATAATTTACTCCTTTATGGTTTTATAAATCTCTGTTCCGCAAACCAGACATTTGCCTTTATAGACTTTAGTTTCGTTTTTTAATTGTTCTTCTTTAACGTTATCCATTCCAGTCATCTTATGGCATTTAGAGCAATATCCGGTCATTATTTCTTTGGCCTTTTGACCGATAAATAATTTTGGTTCTAATTTGTTTTTCTCAATCAACCCTAATTTGTTTTTCTTAAACTGTTCCATATTAATATCCCCTTGCCTCAAGATCAACCTCTGCAACTCCTATCGGATTCCCCGCAGGATTATAAACTTTAACAAGACATCCATCTTTGGTTTTTTCGCTTACAACCGGCATCCCCACAATTCCATTAGATATAGTCGCTATTACTCTCGGAGCATATAAGAAATTATTGCCAAAATATATCTCCTTGCCCTCTGCCGGTATAAGTATATCTTTGACCCAGGTAATGCGGGCCACAGGGGCCTCGATATAAATTGTACAATTATAGAATATGCTGTTATGGTTGGCATCATCGGCCTGCATCTTAAATCTGAACCATAGATATTTTGCCCTGTATAATTTTCCGGCATTCAATTCTTCCCAGTCGGTATAAGTGATTCCATCCTCTGAAGATTTCAATTCTATTATCAGCATTCCCCCCGTGATATCTGGGTCGGCGACTATTTTAAACTCAAAGACTAACCCTAAATCAAGCGGCCTGACGGTTTCAAAAGTCTGCTGGGCAGTAATGAATTCCTTATCAAGAATCAGATCTCCGGCCGCCTCCGCCTCTTCCCAGGTCTTGCCTTCTAATTCAAGTTCTTCCCAGGTCTTGGCAGTCTTGATTGCTAATGCCTTCCTTACAAAATTCGGATTAAAAAGATTCCTGTATTCATAATATAATTTTTCCGTCAATTTATAATCGGTAGGTAATGACCAGATATAGTATTCATTGACAAAATTCATCTCTGGCGGGGGTTCAACGGCAATTATGTCGCTGGTCGGCGCATCGCTCTCATTGCCTGATGTATCCAATGCCTTTATCAGGAATGTAAGAGTGCCGATAGTCCCTATTGGATATATAAATTCATTTAAATCCGCTCTTTCGCAGATAATCTGCGCATCACTCCAATTCTGTCCTTTTTTAATCCTGTAAAAAGCGAAATCAAAGTCTATCGGCGGATCGCAGGAAAACCTTAATATATTGCCTTCCTGATGGACATCAAAACCTGTAACATTAGCCGGCGGTGCGGATTTGCCTATCACCTCTATAGATGCCTGCGGGCTTAGAGAAATTGTAGATTCTTCTCCTTTATCGCTTACTGATACGACCGCCACAGTATATGTAGTATCTCCTGTGATATCACCTTGTATCAGATAATATGAATCCGCGGTTTCTCCCCTGCAAATCCAACTTTCACCGCTATTATCCGAAATATAGATTTTCGCCTTTGCGTATTTTTTTATACTGCAATTGATTATCTCCGGCTTCTGGAAAGATATCTCAATACAGTTTTCGATAGTGCCATCCTTTAGCACCACCATCTTTTCGACCAGGACAAGGTTGCTGACATAGGGCATTTCATATGAAAGCATGGAATAATTATCCAGGGGAAGCGTAAATAAATCCTCATCGAAGATATCTTCGTTATATTCTATCGCGACTATCTCGACTTCCCCCCCCATCAATCTCTTCATATTTACGATTCTAAATAACTTATTGACGAGATTTTCCACCCCTACCGCGTAAACATCGAAATCCTGCGGCGGAGTATCCCATTCCCCATCAACTATCAATTCGGTATATGTCCCAGGTTCATTTTTTATAGTCTTTTCTTCTATTATATCAGTAGAGTTATGCCTGACCCTGATTCTATATGTATTCTCTGCCGCTAAAACCACCGGCTCATCGAGAACGACACTCGGCGGGTCCTCGTTACTTCCACTCTTTACCCTGCCGGATCCAATAGACCATTGGGGTACATCATAGGCAAATTCGATGACATCAAAGACCTGACAGGTAATGGCGTCTATCATCGCCTTAAATGAAATTGTCCTGGTGAGATATTTCATACAGCGCATCTCATATCGCGTATCCCTGACTATCTGCGACAATCTTGTAACGCCTATTTTGCTGTATTTCTGCGTCCTCGGCGGTTCTCCTGCGGCAATCGCATCTTTGTCTTCAAATCCATAAGTCTGCATTTTGTAATCCTTTGATGCGTCTGTAAATTCGACCTCAAAGGAATTTTTGACATCTTGCAGAGATGCAAAGCTTTCGGAAAAAGAATTCTCGATGATATTCCCTTTTCCAAATACCTGGCTTGAGATTTCTGGTTTATTTATGATTATTTTTATGAGTCCTTCTGTATAAAATCCCATTGCCCTAAAAGTAGAACACAGGCGCATAATCCAATCTGTCGCCTTCTGCTGACTATCCAGCACGACATCCATCTGAAACCGTTTTTCCTTTATCCCTTCTTCGATGCCGCTTTCCGTGAGTTCATCGCAGTAATTTGCCATTTCAATAAATAAATCTATCGGTAGGTTTTCGGCATCTATATACCAACCAAGTCCATACCGCTTATTGGTAAGTAAATCGTACATACACCAGATAGGATTTGCGCTCCATTTAGTAACCCAGGCCTCTTCATACCAAATTGCCTCTGCGCCGTCGCTTATTCTCTTGAATCCGTTATCATAATAATAGTCATCATAATCAAGTTCGACTCCTTCGCACATTATTTTGGGTTGCGATACTTTTAAGCCTTTAAGCATTAATGTCGTGTTTGGCATCTGTCCGGATAACTGTTCATAGGCAAGAAATCTTATAGCGGCCTTGGCAAGATTCGGATAAATCAGATCATCCTTCTTGATTTCATCTATCCTGATTAAATACAAACTGGCCGAGATAAATTGTGTGCTATCTATCGATAATTTAGTAACGCGTATATCATATTTGTTTTGCTCAAGCCCTTCCTTGGTAAAATTAAACCTCACCGCAGAACGTGTCTTTTTTGTAACCGTGAATGTTCCCAGATCGACCCAACTTTCTTCTCCTTCGCCGTTAATCTTATATTCGACTTTATATTGCACGGAATATGAGGATGTGGAACCGTCTGCATTCCCTTTCATTAGGCCATTGGGGCAGCTTAACCCGAGGATGAAGCCCTCGGCATCATCATTAAGTGTGGTGTAAGTATAAGGACCATCTTTCTTCAATTCGACATTTAATTCATAAATATCATGCAGATCCTCGAAGTGATCTATAATCTCATCATCATTGGTTCCTTTCCTGAAGTGAACTTCTGGCGAAATCCCGTCGGTAGAGAAATTGCTGATAGGATTATCGTTGATCAATATATCGGATATCCCTTCAATTTCTCCTTCGCAGAGGCCGAGTAAGATATTGAGGTATTGTCTATCAACCTCTGTGGGACTTTCCACCGGGACCTTACCTTTGAGGCTGCTATAATATGTCAGGTTCTCCGGAACACCCAGGATGGCATTTTCAGGAATAACTGCCGTGATTCTTATGTCATATTGTGAAGGTTCCAGGTTCGGTATCTGTATAACCATCCCGCGAAATGCCTGCGAAATGATAGACCCCCAGAAACTTCCTCCGGAGGTTGTCGTATAATAAGTCCATTCACTATCTACTGTCTTCTTATACTCGATCTTATATCTGACGCGCCCGTACGTATAATATTTAAGATAACTGTCCTGATAATTGCCCTGTAAGTTATATCCTATGCCCGCTATACCTACATTTAAAGAATGCACTATCCTATAAAGTAGCGCCTTCAGGCTGAATTCTATTCCCTTGATTGTCGGTGTAGTGAAAGTATTAACATATCCGGAATTAACGACACTTCCTGCCGTAATTGTCTTCCATTTCCAGTCGTATTGCGGTTCGCTTTCGATGAATACATTTATCCTGTTCCCCCCTACTCTATGTTGTCCATAAACAATCGGTATGGGTATATTGACTTGCTGCATGGTCTGTATCCCATCCCAGCCATATGTATTACTATCCTTTAAATCCCCCCCGCCATAAGAAGGTATTCTTGGGCGGAACATGAATGCCTGGACCAAAGAATATATTATTGATATTGCTATGAATGCAGCTATGAAGGGATGTAGAGTTATGGCAGTCCAGATGACAGCAAGAGCAGCAGTTATCGGGTCCTTAATTTTCGGGATTAAGATTATCTCATTTTTATCCCTTAGGGTTTTATCAAAATCTTTTATTACTCCGCCCGATACTATAACATTGTATTCCTCGAATTTATAGCCGGTTAGATAGTCCTTAAGTTTCTTTCCCGAAACATACTCAAGGCTCGAGATTTCCTGCTTCTTTAATTCAAGAGGATTTTTAATTACCCTTAATTTCAGCATATTTATAGAATCCCTCTATGTTACTTTTTTTGACTTGACCTAGTCTCATAATGCATGAATTGCCTTTATTGGTTATAGGGCTTTTATAGGCATGAATGAATCGGTTACTATCGATCATGACACCAGCATGACATGCAGCTCCATTAAATTTCTTAAATAATATTATCGACATCGATTGCGGCCTATCCAATCTTACCCACTTGTCTATATGTTTATTGTATTTATCGGAGAAATAATTATCACCATATTGTAGGCCTTCAGGATAATCTTTATTGACGTCTGGCAAGTCAATATCGAATATTTCTTTATATATCAGTATTATCAACCCCCAGCAGCTCACCCCATCAAAATTATTACCATGATATTTGTAAGGTATGCCGACAAACTTTTTAAACAAAGATAAATCTACTTGGGACACTTGGAAATCCTCCAAATCTTCGACTGTTGCCTAATAATTTACAGTTATTTAAAGTTTTATTGCATTCTGATGCTAAACCGTTATATCCGCATTCAGCGGATATAAATTGCCACCGGCAGAAATTCCGCGAGTAGGTCTCTCTTGGAAGAGAAACTTCCATCAGATCAAATTTTGACGTCAGGGTAAAAATGGCGTTTACATCATTGGTGACTACCCTCGATACGTAATAAACGTCTCTAATATAACAATCCGGATCATCCAGTTTGTTCGCCCAAACAGTTTTGATTATTATTTTCTTACCTCTTAATGCGTTATATTGCTCAAGATAGTATTGTATGTCCCTTGAGACATTGCTTACCCTTACCTCTACTGTATCGACTTCTCCCTGCGCATTTTCAGAGACATTGTCGAATTCAATCGGGAATTTATAATATCGCTTCAGCGGTTCTCCGAAATCGACATTGAAATTAACTCCGGCAAAATAAAGCCAATTAAGAGGATCATTCTCCGGATATTTAAAGTTTATCTCATAGAGATAGATCGGCTGATTAACTCTTAAATTCTTCTGTTCTATGAATGTAGGTCCCGCGTCTCTTGGCATATCAATAAACTATCCTGAATTCAAATTCGCATCGAAAAACGCCATCCTCATAAGTGGTCCTGAATGTATTTTGTTCAAATCTTACATTATATTCCATATCATCAAAGATCGATTCAAAGGTAAAACTTTCCGCTGCCCCATATTTGCTGATAATGAAATTCCTATATTCCTGCATCTGTACTTTTGTCAATGCCGGACTCTTGATTTTAAATCCCAGCAATATCTTATTGGATACAAGCCTTCTCTGTTCTGTCTTATTAACCGCAGTGCTTATCAAGACAGAAAAGTCGAGTATTTCTTCTATGCTTTCTCTTTTTAAAGTAAAATCTGCCATATTAACCTCTCTGTACTACCCTTCTTATTGTCCCGCCGCGCAATGAACTGGCATTGATTGTATTTAAAATAACATTCTCCCCTTCTCTTCCGGCCATGGCTGCCGCTACTGCTTCCGGAGTAACCTGATTGACAATAGTAAGTTCTATGGTCCCATTTTTGTCAGCATCATATCTGGGAGTAACTTTCTCGCCTTCATGTAGTTTATATATACCGGTAGAAGGCACAGAATCAGTACCTTCTGCAAATCCACCAAGTCTTATTCCTGCGAAAGCATTGGCTGAAGTCCCAGCAGTTCCGGAAATTACCCCTACTAATTTTTGTACAACCCACAATGTAATTAACCGCGCAATAATATCAGCGATTATTTTCATCATGAATTTACCGAAGTCCACGAAGATGTTTTTAGTTCCATTAAGATAATCTCCTATATTCATAAGAAAATCACTTATAGAAGATTGCATAAAAGAAGATGTTTGCTGGATTATGTCTCCGGCCATAGCGCCCCAATCGCTTAATTCCGCTATTGTTTTATCTATTGCGTCTTTCCATCCCTCGGCAAATGTTTTAGAGGCTGCCTGCCAGTTCTTTACTCCTACCTCCTGGCTGCCTAAATTCTTAAATAAATCTATCCAGGATTGCGCCTGGGTTTTCATATTGTCGAAACCTTCTGAGAAATTACTCTGACCAGTTGTCAATACATCAAACGTATTCTTTCCGGCATCGGCTATATTCTTCAGGTTGGTATTCGCTAAATCATTATATTGCTGCGCCAGTTTCCATGCACCTGTTGCTAACCCCTCAAGCTGTTCTTTCGCTTTTTTATTCCAGGGCGCGGTCGTTGCAGCTGCAAGTTTCAATGCTCCAGTTGTAGCGGAAAAAAATGCACCTGTGATAAGATTAATGATATAGAGAATTGAATTCAGGCCTATCTTAGCCATATTAAAAAGGATTTGGAAAGTGTTCATAACTATATCCCCGACCGCTTTCCACTTAAACATGGCCAAAATAATACCTACAATTGCGATTCTAATGAGAAGCAATTCAGGATTGAGTACCGCGAAAGTGGCAAATGCACCGGCCATTCTTATCACATATCCTATTAGCATAGCTATCTTTAATATAACCATGCTTACGGCACCTCCCAGGGTAAGGAAAACGCCTGTCAGGAGTGCGGTTCGGAGCATAGCTTCTCTAAGCGCCGGAGAAATCGCCTGCCATCTCTGGGCCAAATCAGCAATTGCATTTCCGAATGTGTGCATTATAGGAAGCAAACTTTCGGCAATAGACACTCTAAGGCCTATAAAAGCATTATTCATTTTCTGCAATTCTACCCGAGCAGAGTTAGAATATTTTTCCGCACTCTTAAAGGCAAGAATTATAGGAGCAGTGATACTTGCTCCCAGAAAAGTTAAAGCAGATGCCGCACGCGTTAGTTGACGAGTCGTGGAAATTATACTCTGGCCAAAAGTTTCTATTTTTCGAGATGCACTTACAGCAGAAGCTTGAAATCCTGAAGTATCTAAAATAAGTCGGCCAACTATACTTCCCGCATCAAACATTTTGCTCCTCCATCACTACCTTCTCCCTATTTTTTTAAGTTCACTCCAATTCTCTCTTATTGCTTTATCCTCTCCGAATTCTAATGCGTTAATTTGATTCTGTAATCCAGTCATTATTTCCTGATAACTACTATCCTGCACCTGCGCTAACCGCGCCGCCTGGATAGCTTTCATTTGACTCTGTATCAGTTTCTTCTGGGCTTGTCTGAACCAAAATATCAAGTCCCTAACGTCGAGATTCAGGAGTTCGAGATAACTGAACCCTGGAAAGGCAGAAGCAATTACGACTAAGATTTTGCCTCTGCCTGCAAAGGGTTTTTTATCATGTCAAGCCCTTTGGTTACTTCATTCATAATAAAGTCAAGCACCCTGCCGATAATACGTAAGTCATTTCCCTGAATCTCCTGAACAGAAACTCCGAGCAAGGTAGCCAATTGCTTAACCGGTATATCCATCGGCATTTGTTCTTTGGGTATATCCTTAGGCGTAAGTTTATTGACTTCGTCCAGGATGCCGGTCGTTATTTTCTCGATTTTATACTCCTTATCCCCCAGAATACCGGCCTCGATGATGATTGGTTCGGAAAGTTGCTTGACTTCTTCACGTTTTAATGTAGCCATCACTCCTCCTTGATTAAAAGGTAAATGTTATCCTATCCTCCACAACTGTTTATTCTCGTCCGGGAAGACCTTGAAAATACATTTGTAAACCCTCTGGCCTTCGCTGTTATAAACAACTTCCAAATCCACTTTCGGATACGCTTTATGAATCGTAAGCCACTCAGTCGGGTCGGTAGAAACAATATTATTGACTATGGGCTTTAAGATTAACTGCTTAGCATTCTCCAAAAGCGAAATCCCTACCGCTACTCCTACCCTTAAGGCCTTACCGGTATAAGTAGAATTACCTATAACCTTGGACAATTGCCCCAAACTTGAACGAGTTAAAGGCACCTCAACTTCACAGGAATACCCCACCTTAATCTCGTTAATTGCCGATACCCCTGACTGATCCTCTTTTACGGGAGTACTTTCTTCAGTGTGTCTGAAAATGACACCCCCCAATGTTGCCCCTAAGTCTACTCCAAAGATTACTGCACATGGTCCCAAATCACCGAGCGGATTCATTTATTCCTCCTTTTTTTGTTATACGTTTTGAACACGTATTATGAAATTGGTTGATATATTAAAAAGCCCCTTCTCGTCTTTGTCTAAACTCTGTGGGGCTGTTATTGCCTCGGCGGTGCTAACGTAATAGGCCAAAGCATCAATCACTGGTAAAGTTACTCCTGAAATCCCATGCAGGCAGTCATAAACCTTTTTAGCATTTGCCGAAGCCACCCAATAATCCGTCGCCCTGGACAGAACCTGGATGCTTTTTTCCACCTGATCCACCAGATAGAAGTTAGGCGCTCCGCCTGTCTCGCGAATAATGACCACATCATTTTGCGCTGTTGCAGGAGCGAAGGCGGCGAAGAGATTCGTGCCAATGGTGAAACCGGTGGTATTATTTTTTATATATTGGGTAATTTGTTTAAGCATCTCCACCCTCTCTGATCGTATTGGCAATATCAGCCATATAAACACTACGCTTAGAAATCATTTTACTTTCCAGATATTTCGGGCCGCTGGAAGGTTCTGAAAAATGATACCCCACAGACTCATGTAATTTTGCAGCATAGCTTGTATTAAAACCTATCAATCCTACGAAGTTACCAGCCATGATGTTCTCTATATAACTTTTTATGGCCTTGCCTGCCCTAGCCATCGGAAGGCTTGTGCTATCGGCCACAAACTTATTCTGAACGAATATACTGGCGGATCCGCGCAGCCAACCTTCTTTCAACGGCACCGTAGGTACTTCCATTACGCAATCGTTCATCAAGTCAAGCATTGCCCTGCCTAATCCTTTTTCAACGAGTGCCGGAATAGCGGTCTTGATTATGTTGCCGAATTTCTTGTTAAAGTCTGAAGCGTCGAATACAATTTCCATTTACTTAAAACTCCTCTTAAGAATTAAATTACTAAATATTTCATCCGCCAAGAAGCCTATTGAGTAAGCAAATGCCTCGTCGCTGTCGTCTGTTAATTTAATACCACGACTTCGCAGAGTGTAACTAATAGCGTGAAAGCACTCGTGGACAATATCTCTTTTACAATTTGCCCAGATATAACAAACCTCTGTATTGCTATGATGAATAAATACATTGAACCCGCCGCCAGTTTCTTTATCTTTCGGCTCAATTTTACATTTAAGCTCTTTTAAGCATATATCCCTATACTCTTTATGGGTTTTTGCTGGGATAAAATAATAATTCTGACGATAGGTAAAATCATAAATATGCAGTATGTTGCCCACCCACTTAGAGATATATTTTTCTTTTTTCATCATGCTAAATAAATTAATAGATATCGGTTGCTAAAATCCTTCTTCAACTCTATGACCAGAATCGAATACGTTACGCCGTTATAAACTACCTTGTCCTGATGCCCCAGAATCATCACCGGCAGCATTATATTTGCGCTTGAAACAACCTGATCACCGGCAATATTGCGAACGAGCTTGGTTGCAAATATGAATCTACCTTTAACTGATACATTAGTTGGTATCGCACCACCCCAAGTGCCGTAGACTATCTTCTGGATAGTAATATCATCTGTAAAATAGGCGTTTATCATATCGTAGCCATAAGTTCTTCAAATCTGCTGAATGAAGGAACTGCTATACTCGGTGCATTACTTAATTTAATAACTTCATCCATATATCCGCGCGATTCTAAATTCGTTTTTGTTATAGGCATTAAAACACAGAGGCAATTTGGGTGATAAGGAGGACTTTCTACTAACTGTGGAAAATTATCATCCGCTCCACTTATAGAGAATACGCGTCCTGCATGCTGTTGACAGAATTCACAAGCACCAGAATGAACATCAATTTGTACGAGGTCTACACCATATCTAAGCGCCGTATTGATAGTTCCATGCGAGGTCGCCTCGCGCGTGCGTGTGCGTGCGAGAAGCTCTGCGTATTTCGAGGGTTGATAGTTTCGGCCATTGATTACCAAAAACCTTTCCTCGCCCAGTTGCGTCCTCAATCCCTGGAGAATCTTATCTGAAACTGTCCTGCGCGCCTCGCCCTGGATAAGTCCTTCGGCTATCATCCTGCTGATTTCTTTATCCTGCAACAAAGTCTGCTGGGTTTGCGTGATTATTCGATTAAAAAACTTCTTCATTCCCTCATTAGCCATGATTAACTCTGTCGATACGCTCTGGACAAGGGCATTTATGGCCGTAGTATGTATCTGGGCATCATAAGCCACGAATCTCGTTATATTAAGGGCCCTGAGCCTCTCTGCTGCTAAATCTATGCCTTGTTCATAGGCGTATGGCAATGCATCCTTGGCCCATTTATAGACTCCATTGTTTAACTGAGCGACTATGATATCTACCTGCTTGAGCAATTGCTGCGCCCGGACCATCTGGAAATCGGTTAAATCTACTTGCTTTAATTGCGCAACCAGATTCTTCTGCGCAGCACTATAAATGGCCCGCAGCTGGTCAATTTGCTGGCGCAAGTACATCTCTTTTGCTAATGGACTTAATTCTCTAAATGCCATTTAACCGTCCTCTTCAGTCCTTCCTCAAAACTTATTTTTGGTTTCCAATTTAATTCAACAATGGCTTTGGATATCCCTGCGTGTGATTTTCTTATATCCCCTTTTCTGGCAGGAGCATATTCGGGCCTAATTTCTTTGCCCATAATGATATTTAAAGCTCTATATAATTGATTGATAGATTTCGGTTTTCCGTTGCCTATGTTATAAACTCCGTTACCGTGATACATTGCCTGTATATTGGCACTAACGACATCATCGATATAGGTAAAGTCTCTTTTCTGTTCTCCGTCCCCAAAGATAATAGGATTATCATTGTTCTTAATTTTAGTGATAAATTTAGGGATAACTGCGGAATATTCATCGTCTAATGCCTGTCTTATTCCGAATACATTAAAATATCTTAAACAAACAATCGGCATTTCTTTTGAACTGAACATGGCGGCGATATGTTCGGTGCTTAATTTACTGTCGGCATAAGGGGATATCGGATTTGTGGCCATACTTTCCTTCACAGGAAATAATGATTGTTCTCCATAAACTGAACTTGAAGAAGCCAAAACTATTTTTTTAACTCCACTTTCTTTGGCAGCAAGAATTAGATTCAAAGTCCCGATGACATTAACCTCGTAAAATTCTTTCGGATTAAGGAAAGATTTCGGTACGGTTCGAAGTGCTGCTTGATGCAAAATACAATCTACCCCCTTAAGAAAAGACGCATCAATGCTTCGTATATCTTTAATATATAATTGAACTTTATCTTTAAATCCGGCGATATTGGCTTCCTTTCCGGAACTAAGATTATCCACGATAATAACTTCATGCCCGAGGTTGACAAGTTTCTCTGCTATATTTGACCCTATAAAACCGCATCCACCGGTAAGCAATATCTTCATTCCTGTTTATCCTTGGCACTTCGCCATTTAGAGAAACACATGGCTATGATGCTATCTTTACTTTGACCGGTATCTTCGTTTTCGACATAAGCGATGCACCTTGAAACAAAACCATCCCGGTCATTCTTTTTTAATTCTTCTGTCGTAGGTTCCGGCATCTTACCATCTCCTCTTGAATAGAATATTGAACCCCAGAATCAATCTGTTCCAAATTCCTAATGATTTTGTCCAGTCCTTAAATTCCGAGGCGATCTTCTGTTCCAACTTCTTTACTTCGCGCCTTACTTTTTTGGCTGTCTTAGGGTTCATACAATCTCATTTTCATCACGTTCAATTGCGACTATCTGTATGTCAGAATCTATTAAATATTCCTTAAGCATTTGTTTTACCAAGGGTGGTATAGGTATCCCATCGATTTCTTTGCCATAAGTCTCCTGGACAATGCCGGCCTGACTCACGCCCTGCGCCTGAAGGCCCATGCGCGCGTCCATATCAGTTCCATGCTGCAGAAGGAATAATGCCATTTCGCATTGGGCCTGCTCCATATTGACGCTAATCTCAGAAGGTATCTCGAACAGTCCGCTGTTCACCAGCATATTGTAAGCGGTAACCAACGCGGCTTCTTTGGCGATTGCGGTATGCCAGAACATTGAAGCATTTAGTCTAGTGGCCATATAAAGTTCTGCGTCTGCCAGCGAAATCCAGGTATTAGTATTCAAGGTTAATGACATTTAGCTCTCCTTCTTTACGATTAGATACATATAAGTCGGGTCCTTAATTCCTTCCCGGTAAATTACTTCACTATCCAGAATAATACCGTATTTTTTCATAAGATTAGTTATCCCCATGACCGTAAATCTTACCCGGTCGTTGTCATACACAGGGAAGCCGGTCAAGATCGTGCCTATTAAAACTATACTTCCTGGATTCAGGTAAAATAAATTGTCAAATAACCTAAAAGGATTTTCACACTGTTCAACAACTCCATTGCAAATTATGGCTCCAGGCATATCTATCAATATCATGGCATTAGCATCTTCTATGTTATGAACTAAATCCGGTTTCTTATCCGGGTCTTTATCAATAGTCAAGTATTTATATCCTTTAAATGTTTCAGCATAATCGTACTTCGCCGACTTACCAATATCATAGACGAGGCATCCTGGAGTCAAATAAGCCTTAAACTTCTCCAGCCACTCGTGATATTTCTGTCTTTCTAAACTATCGCTCATATTTTTAGATGAAACCTTCCGTTATCGATTGTTATTACCTGGAACCCCTCTATTATATTTTTTATGCCTTCCCTCGTGGAAAATCTCCATTCAGAGGCCGGCAAAGATTCCCTCGGCACTATGTAACTTCCGAATATTGCTCCACCTTCTTTAAGCAATGGCCTCAATGTATTGAACCACTTCTTGGGATATTTAACGTGCTCGATAACATCGTAAACCAGGCAGTAATCAAACTGTCCTTTGTACTTATCAGGTATGCCGTTAGTCTCAAAATCATCATAGAATATCTCAATGTTATCATTCTCGATTTGTATATGCCTGTTAGGTAAATCAGTAGAGCAAACCCTGCCGAATCCACCCTGCCCATATAATAATTCACTCACCCAACCCATGCCGCAACCGACATCTATAATTGACTTTCCTTCGGTATTTCCTAATCGCCTTATAATTTCGTTTATTTCTGCAATTCTTATAGGGCTACAAATCCTACTGTTGAATTCATCTTTTGATTCAGTAACTTTAGAATAAAATAACGGACTAACTAAACTTCTAAACTGCGTCCCGCATCTGGAGCATAAATACCAATCTTCCTTGGCGATAGAATTATTGTCTTGACCGCATAGATGACAAACTCCGATTCCCCAGTATGTTACTTTATCCATGGCACTCCTTGCATAAAGGCAACCCATTGCGATTCCCCATCAAAGCATGTATCATCGCTGATCTCTTTAATTGCACTTTTTCACTGAATATCCCATCTTTTAAAGCATTACCATAAACCTGTAATTTAGTATCATCTCCACAGCACCCTACTAAATCTCCGTCCCAATGCATCATAGGGAATGCAGCAAAGTATTCACCACAATCAATCTGTTTTTTATTTGATAATCCATCTTTGACCTGCCCATAAAAATCATGGAGATATTTTTGGCAATAAATAAAATTATCGCTTCCTAATATCCGGATAAAATCATCTTGATTCTCGCTTTTCGTGGTCTCATGAATCATGTGCTGAATGTGGACGCTAAATTTATGTTTTGAACCTATGAGTATTTGAGCATTATGGATTACCTGCTCGAAATTTGACCCGGTATTGATTTTCTCCATTAGTTCCTTGACCGAAGAATTGAGGGAAATCGATATAAAATCCAAACACTTAAATTTGCACAATTCCTTAATTATATCTTCAGTTAGAAGCAATCCATTAGTAGAAAAGTCTACTTTTTTGAATCCTTTATTTTCAAGGTATGTCAAATTCTCAAAGAAATCCGGATTCAAGAACACATCCCCGAATCCGTGCAGGGCCACACGTTCATTCTTAAATTTCAATAACTGATCAATCACACACCTAAAATTGGCAGCCATCATATATCCTTTCGGCCTCTGGTTGAGCCGATTAGGGCAGGATACGCACTTCAAACCGCAATAATTAGTCTGTTCTATAAGGACTAGCATTTCTTATTGCCTCGTACATCCGCTTATACTCTGGCATGATCTGTTCCCAGAGGAATTTCTGTTCAATCAATCGGCGCCCCAGATATTTCTGGAGTTTAAATTCTATATCCTCGACCGTAGGCTCGATGAATTCGACCCATCCCTCGAATTCTTTCCACCCCCCCGCGCGAGTCATCAGTACCGGAATATTGCATGATAAGGCTTCAATGATAGTATTATTGAACCCTTCCGTAGTCGAAGGATGTATATAAACATCCAAATCCAGGTAAAAATCCTGCATCTTTTCGTGCTCTATCTCTCCGGTATTCAGCAGCGAGAGATATCCTGTAAGTTTCAATTCTAAATCTAGATGCTTGCATACTGTTTCTAAAAGTTCGACATTTTTTGTCCCTATATATTTGGCTCCTGCGAATCCAATCACCGGCTTTTTATATTTAAAGAATTTGTCTTTATCAATGCCATTCTTTACGTAGGGTATCCTGTATTTTTTAGCGATCATAGGAGTTAAAGAATTTATATAAGGACATTCTTTGAATATCTTATCTAATTGCTCCGGATTGCCGAGATGCCCATATAGTAAAGACCTTTCATTGACTATGGTTATCGCTACTTTATTTTTATGCGACATGATATAGTCATAGAACATCGGCGTTAATCCAGCGGTAATCAAAAAATGCACGATGTCAAATTCTCTCTCATTAACCAAACAATCTTTGTTGCCGAATGCCGGTTGAATATCATATTCATACTCGGGGAGAAATTTCTTTAAAGCAAGGGCCTTATTATGTATCGCCCAATTATTCAGATTATCAGGAAGAAGTAGAATTTTCATTGCCTCAACGCCTCTTCTAATGCCTTCATGCGATCTTGGTCATACATACACCAATAATGAAAATTATAGACAAGCCCACCGATCCTGTTGTCAACCTCAAGCCCGAACTCATCACATATCTTGATTAAGGTTGCGCTTACTCTATTCCAGGGAGGAAGGAATTTTTTGATATGGATATATTCTTTTTTATGGTCCTTTAACTCTTTCTCCCAGTAATTCAGGCACAGATTCAGATCCTTGCGTATATCCTCTTCGTTCATCACCGAATAGTCTTTATGGTCCCAACCATGCAGACAGATTTCCAGGTTAGGCGCGGTCATCATCCAGTACCAAATCTCTTTATTCTCCCAAATATCTTTCATCAGAACCGCTATGGTATGCGTCTTGTTATACTTAATGAAAAGCTCATGTACGTGCCTGAGCAAATCACAATTAGAGGTTACGGATATATCATCGTCCCTGAATATCTTAATATCCGACATTAAATCATCCTCCTAATCTGCTCGTCGATAATCCTCACCACTTCGCTGTAATCGGTTAGCTTCCGAATATTGCTCTTAAGCCCTTCCTCGTCCGGAGGAGTGCGCAAGATATTAAGCAGCGACTGCTTATCGCTAAACTTAGGCATATATAAATCCGCATACTGGGTATGAATAAAAGTATCGGGAACGACTACACGAATGCCGCGCGCTATCATATCCAGAATCCCATACCCATAACTTTCATAATGCGTAACGATGAACGTCTCAAGTGTGTCAGTTGCCTTCAAATATTCTAGAAAAGATAATTGCTTCAATTGCTTTAAATACGGACTAATTCTTGCCTGTCGTTCTCCTACCTCAACGCTCGGCTCATCCTGAACCTGCCGGTAAATCATGAACTCATCCTTCATTTCTTCCAGCCATTCCTCAATCTTATAAGTCCAGTCCCAGTTATTATCCGCCTGCCAGTGGTCAACCATTATCGACTTAGTAATCTTAGGGATATTCTGGTACAACTTTTTATATATCGGCAGAGGTATAAGCGTTATTCTTTCTCCAGAAGATTTAACCCCGAAACTAAAACTCCAATCCGCTCCTGAAATTAAAGGGAACTCGCAGATAGTAAACAGCTTCTTGCAGCTGGTAACTTGGCGGACTTTATCTTTTTTGAGTTCTTCCCAACTCTCGGTCAGACCCAAGAATAATACCGCGTCGGCTTTAGGCAGGTCATTCCAGATTATCTCGTTAGGATAATGAACCTGATGAAAGATTATATTGATACCTAATGCCTTAAAACTTTCATACAACGCAATGGTGATCTGATGCCAGCATTCGGTAGAGTGAGCGATATCTAAATCACCTTTATCGGTTTGCCGGCCTAAGAGTAATAAAATGTAAGGTTTCATTGTTTTATAAATGCTATCTTGTCCTCAGACATTCCAAAAATATAAGGCTTCTCTTTATCCATAAATTCTTTTATTGCCTTGGCTGCGAATATCTTAGTATTTTTAGGAAAGTCATCGCAAAGTAATATGCCGCCTAATGCTAATTTCTTATTCCAGAGCCAATCTAAAGAATCTACTGTTGGTTGATGATGGTCTACATCCAAATACACAAAAGCAATCTTCTCGTTTTCTGGAAATCTTTTGAACGTTTCAGGAACGAATCCGTCAATGATAAAATAATCTTTATTCAATTCTAAGCCTGAAAGAAGATTGATAATGTGCTGGAATCCCCCTGTATCAAATTTACCTTTTGGATATTGCGGTTTATTCGGCCTTGGGTCAATATCAAATTCAGAAGGTTCACCCATACCCGCGAACGAATCGAAAGCATAAGATTTCTTACCCTGTAATTTTGCTTCCCTGGCGATAAATTGGAATGTATCTCCTTTATAAACGCCTATTTCGACAAATACACCCGCAGTATGCAAGACTTTGTCAAAACAGAGTTCTAATAATTCGGGATTAGTATTAATCATGTCTCGTCTTTCTGCTGAACACATAATGCTCAATCATTGGCTCGCCATATTTTGCCATTGTGTCAAATATCTGGGTATAGTTTGGAGGCAACTCCAACAGTTTACCATCCCAATTCTTTATGGTCTCCTGGAGTACCCATTGCGACAAGTGCATGTTGGGATGCTTGGCGTTGTCCGCTATCCATCTATCAACTAACTCCAGAGCCTTAGGCGTATAATTGAAGAACATCGTCCCGCCCAAAAGTTCTTTCTTATATGGATAGCCCCCGCCATATACCTCGTCGGTATTTAAATAATGCACAGCAAAATCAGCGTCGAGATTATCAAACAATTCTGGATAGTGAATAATAAGGGCGTCGCTGTCTAACCACACGATAGGCCTCTTGTGCTTCAATAACATCTCCTTGACGAAATCTGCA